TAACAAAAATTTCATTTTGTTGAAAATATTTTAAAAAAAGAGCACTAAGAATGAGTGTTCTTCGAAAGAGATGCTTTTATGAAAAGCTTTACCGCATTATAAAGTATGCAGATTTTTATGGAAAAGTGCGTGGATGTTTAGGGTTTTAAAAATTAAAACGAGCACCGTATACAAGTGCTCGTTCATGAAGTGTCTAACCGTTCATTACTGTTATGTTTGTGAGTCACGAACAAGTGAATGATGCGACAAGTGAGGTTCAAGATAGTCTATTCACCTTCTAATAAATAAGTGCCTGTACTACAAAAAGCAGCTAGCAAAAGCTAACTGCTTGGCTCCAGGTAAGGAATGCTCAGTTAAAGGTTGAATTGTAACAAATGGAGTCTATACCTATTATTGACGGAATATTGAGTTTTATTCAGGAGGGGGGAGAGGGAAATGAAAGAAATTAAGTTTAGAGCATGAGAACATTTCCCTGATTAATAGTGAAGAAGTTGAAGTCATTGGTAATATTTATGAAAATCAAAATTTAATAAGATAATCCTTTGGAGATAAATTATAATTCATCTAGATGTTTTAATGCGGAGGAGTTTAATCGATGAATAAAAGGAAAAAAATTTTTAATGTTATTGCTTTACCATGCGTTCTTGCATACACATTGCTTGCCCTAGGGAGTGCAATTTATTTTAAGTATTGGTGGCATGTAGTAGAGCATTTTTCTACCTTATGTTTACTAATTGGAATAGCTGCACTTGTAACAGGAAAAGGTAAAAAAAAATGGGTTTTAATATTGCTCATAGTTTGTATAATTGGTAATTTATTGAAGGTTACAATGGATTTATGGTTGCATAACTATAAGGATTTTCTTATTAATGTAGGGTTGATTATAGTAATTATTGATACACTGACTAATCATAAAGATATATGGGATAATGTGGATAATTAAATGAGAGTCCGGCTAGAAAACTAGAGGACACCAATTTTTAGAGCAGCAATTAAGCTGTTTTAAGAAATGGTGTCCTCTTTATTTTTGAAAGGGGATTTGAGGAATGGATACATTAAAAGATCAACTACGTGAATGGAAAAAACAATCTACGCAAGTGGAAAAGAAACAGAAAAGAAAACTTAAGCACTCGTGATATTGAAGATTTAATGGGGATTCATGGGCCACGTTATGAGCGTAGACGTGGCGTTATAAGACAAAAGTAATGCAAAAATAAAAAGGAGTGATTTTACATGACGAAACAATTATCTTTCTTACCGAAAATAGATAGAGCAGCAACGCAAGAGAAATTAGAGGGTATTTTGGAAAGTGTACGTATATATAAGCAATTTGGAATGATGCGTAAGGAAATGAAAGTCACTCCTTCTTATGAAATGAGAGAGCATGGACCTACATATGCAGTGAGAAAACCGTTAGAGGATGTAGCAATCTCTAATATGCAACAAAGCAAACGTGAAGAATGGTTAGAGAAAATGGCATTTCGAGTTGAACAAGCATTAAGTCGATTCGGAAACAGTACGGCTGGAAAAAACCAGAGGGACATTATAGTTAAACGATATTTAGAAGACGAAGATGTATGCGATTATATGGTGTATAACGAAATTGGCATGAGTGAGCGTACGTATCGACGTGTGAAAGCTAGAGCGTTTTATAAACTGGCTTTTGCTCTTAGATTAGAAGTTTATGAGACAGAGAAGCAATACGGGGGTGATGACCTATGAATTTTGTCCAGCCCATACGTGATCCAGAGCAAATACAACAAATCAAAGAATATTTAAAAGAAAAGAATGCGCGTAATTATATTTTGTTTGTAATGGGAATCAATACAGGGTTACGCATAAGCGACATTCTAAAGCTGAAGGTAGGAGATGTACAAGGAAGTCACATCTCTATGCGGGAAATGAAGACAGGGAAGCAAAAGCGTATTCAAATTACATCAGCTTTAAAAAGAGAGTTGAAATGGTTCAGTGAAGGAAGAGAAATTGGAGAATATTTATTGAAGAGTAGGAAAGGGAAAAATCGTCCGATTGGTCGTAGTATGGCATATAAAATATTAAAAAGTACAGCGGCAGAGTTTGGATTGGCTGAAATCGGTACACATACACTCAGAAAAACATATGGGTATCATATGTACATGCAAACGAAGAATATAGCTTTGTTAATGGAGATTTTTAACCATTCAAGCGAAAAAGTAACGTTACGGTATATAGGTGTAAACCAAGATGCGATGGATAAAGCAATGAGCAGATTTAAAATCTAATCTTTGCTTTTTCTTTTTATATTTATATTAATTACCCATAAATTTCGTACTGTGTAATTGAGAAAAGGAAGTCTTATCAAAACAGTGATAACAAGGGATGTAGTGTTTTGGTGAATGACACACAATTAAACATATGGGTAATTGGAAGGTATAGAATATTCACATGACGTATACAAGTTATATAGAATGAATGAGAGGTGGAACAGATGATGTGTGAAGAGTTGTTACAAGCATTGGTTCAATATCAATTGCAGCAAGGGGAAAAGCCGAACACATTAAGGTTAAACCAAGAGTACTATAGAACAGTATTAGAGCAACTAGCTTATCCTGATTGGTTAATTGAAAAGAAAATCAAGAATTTGGATCAGACGTTTCTCGGGGTTCAGGTAGAACTGACAAGTGAAGTGGAAACGTTTGAAATGAGACAGATAAAAAAAGTGGCAGAGTTGTGACCGCTTTTTGGCAGGAAATGTGCCGGTTGTTTTGGAATTATCGTGTTATATTTGTATTGTGAGAAGTGGCGGAAAACACAACTCACTATGTTGTTTCTGAAATTCTAAACGGTTCGTAATGACGGCACATAAAATCCGAAACCAGCAGATGGTACTGATTGAATGATACCGTTATTAAGGAGAGCTTTTGCTCTTCTTTGAGCTAACAACATCCTAGGTAGGTGGAATGAGGGAAACCTGATAAGTTTGCCGATAGTGTCTGTCGTGGTTGTTAGCTGAGAGAAGAATAAAACTTCATTTACCGTATGTAAATTTATTGTAAGTAATAACGTTCTCTATACATTTGAAATTATATATCGATAAAAGGATGTTGTGTTTATTTGTCGAAATATAGAATGATGGAAAGGAGGTGTGCAAGTATGGCTAGAACATTGCATACAAAAGTTATTATGGACAGTGGTAAAGAGTATGACCTTGATGTTCATCCAGAAGACTTTATGAGTCGTATCTCTAATGAAAAAGGGGAATTGTATAAGGGATTTGTTCATTTTTTTAACCTTTCAATAAACCCTCTACATGTATCTTCAATTGAGACCGTAGAAGTGAAGGTTGATGGAAGTTCAGGGGTTACTGCAAAGTATGTGCTTGAACCATTTGTTACAGGGATTAAAAGGGATTAGGGAATAGTTAATTTCTGAAATGTCGCTATCAATATAGATGGCGGCTTTTTATTTTTGGGGAGGATGAATGTTGTGAATGTATTCTTACACAATGTAATAGGTGTACATGAAGCTGCATCGTTCCTTAATGTATCACCTGGTTATGTTAAGAACCTTTGCGCTCAAGAAAAGATTGTGGCAAAGAAGATAGGTAAGACGTGGGTGATTGATAAATCAAAATTAAGAGGAGTGAGATGAGGATGGACGAGAAAGAAATATATATAAATGATATGAACGCATGGATTAAAGAACAAGAAGCAAGAAGGGAACAAATTGTAGCTACAATTAAAACCAGCTCTGAAATTGTAGAACAAAACAAGATACAATTGCAGTGGCTGGTTAAAAGACTTGAACCTGCTAAAGCAGAGTTTGAAGAGTGGAAGAAAGAGAATAATGTTACTCAAGATATGTAGATGCGGTAAGACAGTACCAATGGAACAAGGTATGTGTGAAGCTTGTAATGTTGTTGCTGAAGAAAGAAGGAAGCAAAGGCACAGAGATTATAAGGCGAAGCGAACGGACACGGACAACCAGAAGTTCTATAACTCAAAGCCTTGGCGAGTAACTAGAGCAAGGGTAAAGGACAGGGACAATGGGTTGTGTCAACTGTGTTGGAGTGAGAACAAGGTTAAACCAATGAACACAGTACATCATATTATTCCTTTAGAAGAGAATGATCGATTATCTTTAGTAAGAAGTAATTTGATTTCGTTGTGTGAGAAATGCCACCAGAAAGTTCATAAGCTGTATGACGTTAGAACGGAAAAGTTCAATATACAGAAGAAGTTAAGAAGTTTAATAGGGTAGGGGGATATCAAAAACTTTTTAAGGAGGGCGACGAGTCGCAGGGTGGTCTTTTTTTTCGCGAAAACTCCCTAAATGAAAATTTCGGAAAGGAGGTAGGTAGATGGCTAGACCAAGAGAACCTGTTGACTTAGTAGTTCTGAAAGGAAAAAAACATTTAACAAAAGCTGAAATTGAAGAACGGAAAGCGAAGGAAGTTAAAGCACCTCATGATAAAGTCAGAGCACCGACTTACCTTCCGAAAGATTTGAGGAGAGACTTTAAAAAGATTTCAGATGAATTAATCAGGATTGAAATTATGTCCAATCTGGATATTGATGCTTTAGCAAGATTTTTAATAGCAAGGAAAATGTATGTAGAAATTACAAATGCTATGCTTGAATTTAGTCCCTTAGAAGAAGTGGTGGATGTAAAAAAGGATCAGGAAGGGAACATCATTTCCGAGAATAGGTATACCATATCTAACGGCGTGTATTCAGACTTACTTATAAATCAAGACAAACTTTTTAAACAATGTAGACAAGCTTCCAGCGATTTAGGTTTAACAATTACATCAAGATGTAGATTAGTAGTTCCAAAACAGACCCAAGAAAAACCTAAAAATAAATTTAATAAGTTTATGTAGGTTGCTATATGAATAGAGTTACTCAATATGCTCTTGAGGTATTAGAGGGTCGTGAAATTGCTGGGAAGTATGTGAAGTTAGCTTGTCAAAGGCATTTAGATGATTTAGAAAAAAGTAAGTTAGCACCGTTCGTATATTATTTTGATGAAGAAAAAGCAGATCGTTTGCTGGAGTATGCTGAAACTTTATGGATAGGTGAAGGGGAAGAGGTAGCACCACTTATTTTAGCGGAATTTCAAGCGTTTATTTTCGGATCATTGCATGGTTGGGTCCATAAAGAAACGGGTTACCGTAGATTTAGAAGTAGCTATATTCAGGTGGGCAGGCAAAACGGTAAATCTATGATGAATGGTGTACTAGGGACATATTATAGCAATTTCGATGGTTATAATTATGCGCAAGTATACTGTACAGCTACGAAACAAGATCAAGCAAACATAGTCCTCAAAGAAATGATTAAGTTCATTGAAACCGATGAAGATTTAAGTGAATGTTTCAAGGTGAAAGAATATAAGAATACCATTGAAGCGCTTGTAACAAACGGAGTTGTTCGTGCTCTAGGAAGAGATACGGAAAGTATAGATGGATTCCGTTCTTACCTTGGAATTGTAGATGAATACCATAAACATCCTACAAATCAAATGTATAAATTATTAGAGGGTGGAACAACAAAGTTAAAAGAATGTTTAATATCAGTTATTACAACAGCAGGATTTGATTTGAATAGTCCTTGCTATGAGTTATATGAGGACTGTTGTAGACAGCTTGAAGGTGTACATGAAGACGATAAACAGTTTGTATACATTGCTCAATTAGATAAAGATGATGACATTTGGGATTCAAGTAACTGGATAAAGGCAAATCCTCTAGTAGCAAGAGATGCAGAAGGAATTGAAACCCTTGAAACTATGGCAAGTAAAGCAAAACGTAGGGGTGGAGATGAACTTCGGAATTTCCTAACAAAACATTTAAATATTTGGGTACAATTCACGGACAATCAGTATATGAATATGGAGCATTGGAAGGAATGTGCTTCAGATTTAGATTTAAAGGACTTTATAGGAAAGGAGTGCTATATAGGTCTTGATTTATCAAGTGGTGGCGATTTAACAAGTTTAGGGGCAATATTCCCATATATGAAAGCGGAAGAAAAGAAATATTTTGTACATTCGCACAGTTTTATCCCTAAAAACCGTGTGAAAGAGCATATAGAAACGGACAAGGCGCCGTATGATATGTGGGTAAGAGACGGTTTATTAACTGTGACGGAGACGCTAGGTGGTATTAAAACGGATTATAAATACATCATAGCCTATTTAAAACGAATGATTGAAGAATATGATTGGAAAATACAGATTATTGCGTATGATCCGCACAATGCAGATGCGTTTTTGAATGATTTAGAAGAATTAGGATATCACAGCGTGAGTATTGTACAGTCAGCAAGAAGTTTAAATGATGCAACGGTTGATTTTAGATTAGAAGCAGAGGCGAAAAACGTACAATATAACCGTAAAAATAGACTGCTAACTTGGAGTATGGCGAATGCAAAAACGGTATCCAATAGTTTTGGTGAGATAAAAATTGATAAAAACTTGAATGTGAAACGTATTGATCCAATAGATGCTATTATAGACGCACATAAAATGGCGATGAAAGGACAAGCTGACTATTCACAATATACAAGTGAAGAGTATCTGAAAAAGCTTGGATGGTAAAGGAGGTGTTTATATGTGGAAGTGGTTAGGTAAGATTAAAAATAACGGAAAAAATCAAGTGAAGAATGAAGTTTCATTAGATTCACAAGAATTTTTAAAAATGCTTGGTATAGATATTGGTAGTATTAGCAAAGACAAGCTAAGTGAAATTACATATTTCACTTGTCTAAGGCTTTTATCTGAAAGCGTTGGTAAGTTACCTCTTAAATTGTATAAGGACACAAATAAAGGGCTTGAAAAAGCAACAGAGCACAATCTATATACACTTTTAAAAATGAGACCGAATCCCTATATGACTTCAAGTACATTCTGGTCTACAGTAGAGGCGAATAAAAATCATCATGGTAATGCATATGTCTATATCAACACTGATAAAACTCAAGTAAAAGACCTGTGGATTCTTCCGAGTGAACAAGTGCAAATTTGGATTGATAACGCGGGGATATTTCAAAAAGAAAATGCAATTTGGTATATCTGGGGAGATAATAAATCTGGTAAACAGTATAGATTTAGATATGATCAAATCATGCATTTCAAAACTTCACTGTCATTAGATGGCATTTCTGGATTGGCTGTTAAAGATATTTTGAAGGTGTCCATTGAAAACATTCAAAGTGGTGCGCAATATTTAAAGAATTACTTTGAAAATGGATTGATGGGGAAAGCAGTTGTTCAATATACAGGCGATTTAGATAATGGAGCAGGTAAAAGAATGGCATTGAAAATAGAAGAGTTTAGTAATGGATTAAGTAATGCAGGGAGAATCGTACCATTACCAATTGGTTTTCAGCTCACTCCATTAAATGTGAATATGGCTGATGCTCAATTCTTAGAAATCAATAAGTATACGGCGCTTCAGGTTGCCGGAGCATTTGGAATTAAACCAGCACAAGTAAATAACTATGACAAGGGTAACTATGCAAATGTTGAAACGCAGCAGCGTTCATTTTACGTAGATACCCTTTTATATATTTTGAAACATTATGAGGAAGAAATGAGTTATAAACTTCTTCTTACTGATGAATTTCAAAGTGGCTATTGCTGTAAATTCAATGTGAATGGTATTTTACGTGCTGATTTTGCGATACAAATGGAAGGCTTGTCAAAAGGCGTGAATAATGCCATTTATACGCCAAATGAAGCGCGAGAATTTGTAGATTTGCCACGTAAAGATGGTGGTGATGAATTAATATGTAATGGGAATTATGTTCCATTAACTATAGTTGGGAAGGGAGGTGAAGGAAATGGAGTGGCTACAGATTAAAAATCAAACCGAAGATACATCATCCCTTTATTTTTATGGTGATATTGTCTCTTCTTGGTGGGGGGCTTGGGAGGATGAAGATCAATATCCTGAGAATGTACGAAATATCCTTGATAGTGTGAAAGGAAAAGACTTAAATATCTATATTAATAGTGGTGGCGGATCGGTATTCGCAGGTATGGCCATCTATAATATGATTAAACGTCATGAAGGATATAAAACGGTTCACATCGATGGACTTGGAGGATCAATTGCTTCAGTTATTGCGTTTGCAGGAGATAAGTTGATAGTTCCATCTAATGCATACCTAATGATTCATAAGCCGTGGAACGGTACGTATGGTAATGCAAATGATTTTAGAAAGATGGCAGATGATTTAGACGCAATTGAAGAAGGGATTATCAATGTTTATAAGGATAATCTAAAAGATGGCGTAGATATAGAAGTAATACGAGACATGGTACAAAATGAGACGTGGTTAAACGGCTTGAAAGCTAGTGAGTATTTTAATATTGAAGTAGCAGCAGAAAACACAGCAGTTGCTTGTACAAGCAACCTTTTTAATGAATACAAGAATACACCGAAAGCTTTTAAAGAACCAAAGAGAAATCAACCACAAAATAATGAACAAGAAAAAATTAATAAATTGATGAGAGAGCTAGATTTAATCTAACTCTTTTTTTTATTGCTCAATTTTAAGGAGGAAGCAAAATGCCAAAAGAATTAAGAGAATTGTTAAATGAAATTCAGAATAAGAAGGCAGCAGCAAGAGAACTTTTAGCTCAAAAAAAGCTTGAGGAAGCAGAACAACTTACAAGTGAAATCAAGGATTTACAGAAGGAATTCGATATTGCTTCAGCTTTGTATGAAGAGGAAGTAAATAATATTCCTAATGATCCAATTCCTCAACCACAAGCAAATACAGTAAAACCTAATGATGCATTTGTTAACGCAATGAAAGCAGCTGTAGGAAAACACAAATTGTCTGATGATGAAAAAGAAGTATTGAACGCCACTACTATGACTGAGGGAGTTCCATCTGATGGTGGTTTAACTGTACCAAAAGATATTCGTACAGCTATTAAAGAATTACGTCGTAATGGTCCTGAGGCACTTGAAAATTATGTGAATGTTGAGTCTGTTTCTACATTAACAGGATCTCGTGTTATTGAAGTAGAGGCAGACTATATCCCGTTTGATAATGTAGATGAAGCAGCGGATTTTCCAATGATGGAAGCACCGAAGTTTGAAGATATTCAGTATGCAGTTAAGAAAAAAGGCGGAATCTTGAAGTTCTCTAAGGAATTACTTGCTGATACAGCTGAGAATATTCAAGCTTACATTAAAAAATGGACAAGTAAAAAATCAAAAGCGACTCGTAATGCTTTAATTTTGAAAGCTTTAACTGATAATTTCGGTGCTACAAAAGTAGCGGTTAAAACAGTTGACGATTTAAAAGATATTTTTAATGTGAAACTTGATCCAGGTATTGAGCCAACAGCAAGTGCGCTTATGAATCAAGATGCCTTTAATTATCTTGATAAGTTAAAAGATACTGAGGGTAAATACATCCTTCAACCAAATCCAACGATGCCAACACAAAAATTGTTATTTGGTAAATATCCAATTCGTGTTGTTAGTAATAAAACATTGAAAACAGATACTGTGAAGAAAACTGCACCGTTATACTTTGGTGATTTTAAAGAAGCCATTACTATTTTTGATAGAGAAGCTTTGTATATTGAGTTTTCAGAGGAAGCTTTAGATCTTTGGGGTAAAGATTTAGTGGGTATGAAGGTACGTGAACGTTTAGATGTTAAATCAGTTGATAAAAAGGCAGTTATTGCTGGTGAGATTACATTTGCTTAGTAGTTAGAGGGGCTATTCCCCTCTAAGTAGGAGGGGTTTTATGCTATTAGATATGAAATTAACTAAAAAGTGGCTGAGGTTAGAAGAAGAGGACACAGAAGAAGACGATATTTTAAACCTTTTAATCGATAATGCTGAGATTTATATAAAAAAAGCAGTTGGCAAGCATTACAATGCTACTGAAGAAAACCGGAAACAAGCACAAAAAATCGCTTTGGTTTTAGTCACGAATTGGTATGACAATCGCGATTTTTCCGGTCAAGTGGATGAAAAGGTGCGCTATACCATTAGAAGTATGGTATTACAACTTCAATTAAGTGAGGAAACAGCATGAATCCGGGAAAAAGAGATAAAAAAATTGTGATTGAACATAAAACCGAAAGAAAAGATGAGGAAGGAAACGCGCTCCCGGCAGGTTGGGAAGTCTTTTCAAAAGCGTGGGCAAAGGCTGAAACTCCTGTAGGTTCAGGGTTTAATTCTGAAATCTTTAAGGGAAATGCGGAGTTTGTTATTAAATTAATAAACTTTACGATTCCATATCGGAAGGGCGTTCATTCTGATATGCGTGTGCAATATCGAGGGAAACTGTTTGAAATTAAATCAGTGATTGATATTGATGAAAAACACAAAGATATGTGTTTAATCTGTGAGGAGCGATCCAATTGACAGAGTTAGAGGTCTTTGGTATAGAAGAATGGATTCGCGAATTAGAGAATTTAGGTCAAGATGTACCTAAAATCACAAAAGAAGCATTAAAAGCGGGTGCGGGAGTATTTAAGCAGAAATTAGAGTTTAATTCACCTGTAGGACTTGAACCAAACACACCAACATCAAAGCAACCATGGTGGGATGGTAAACATGCTAAAAATGCTATTGAAGAGGGAAGAGTCGTAAAAAAAGGCGGCTCTTATTTTATTGAAATAGGATGGGATAAAGCAGATCGATCTTCTCACTTCTATATGAAGTTTCAAAATTGGGGGACTAGTAGAAATCCTAATCCTCCACATAAAGGCTTTGT